CTTGCTCTTGACCTTAAAGGCAATACATTAATACTGTTTGCCAGAGTTGAGAAGCATGGAGAACCTCTTTATGAATTGATAAATAATAGTAATATTATTGAGAGTCGAAATGTCTTTTTTATTCATGGTGGAGTGGACACCGAAGACAGAGAGAAAGTTCGAGCAATCACTGAGCAAGAGAATAATGCTATTATCGTTGCCTCGTACGGGACTTTCTCAACTGGGATTAATATCAAAAATTTACACAACGTAATTTTTGCATCACCATCTAAATCACGAATTAGAAATCTTCAATCAATAGGAAGAGTTCTTCGTAAAGGTAACCAAAAAACAAGAGCTACCTTATATGATATTGCTGATGATATTAGTTATAAATCTCGAAAAAATTATACACTTAATCATTTAATTGAAAGAATTAAAATTTATAATGAAGAGAATTTTGATTATGATATAGTTAACATACCACTTAAAAAATGATGGGAGAAGAGTTTTACGCAGTTTTAAAATTAGTCTCAGGAGAAGAAATTTTTTCTCTTATTATCGTTGATGAAAATGACGATGATACTATCATAGTGCTTCAAAACCCAGTTATAATGTCAGTAAATTCAAATCATGGAGGAACTTACATCAAAGTTAAACCATGGTTAGAAATTCCTAATGAAGATATCTATATGATAAAACTCGATAAAGTCATTACCATGACTGAATCTAAAGATAAAAAACTAATTGATTTATATAATCACTATCTCAATGATGAAAGCATGTACATTTACCCACAGGACGGATTCACAAGACCAGATTCTTCAATGGGGTACATATCTTCCGTGGACGATGCTCGTCAAAAACTAGAAAAGTTATTTAAGTATAATAGCTAATATGCCTTTCAACCTCTACAAAGGTTATTGTACACAATTTTAAGGGTCTTGTCAAGTCTGAGAAATATGTTATAATATTAGTACGAAGAAAATAAAACGTTATGCCTAGAAAGAAGTCTGAACATTATGTAAATAACAAGGAATTACTACAGGCTATAACAGTTTATAGGGGAAAGGCACTACTTGCAAAAGCAGCATATCTTAAAAAGCATGGTATAGATCCACCTAAGTCAGGACCATGGGAGGGTAAACCCCCTATTTCAAATTACCTTGGTTCTTGTTTTTTGAAAATAGCAACCCATTTGTCGTATAAACCGAACTTTGTAAATTATATGTTTCGTGAGGACATGATCTCTGATGGAATCGAAAATTGCGTTCAATACATACATAACTTTGATCCTGAGAAATCCAAAAATCCTTTTGCTTACTTTACGCAGGTTATACATTATGCGTTTCTCAGAAGGATTCAGAAAGAAAAGAAACAATTAGATATTAAAACAAAGATTATTGAAAGAAGTGGATTTGATGAGGTTATGATGGTCGATGAAAATTCCTTATCAGGAACTAGTTCTGATTTCAATACTATTAAAGATAATATTCAGTATCGTAATAATAATCGATGAAATTAGGATTGGTTGGAATTATTTTTATTATATTTTTACATTTTATAGGTATATCTGTGTCAGAATTTCACACAAACCAAAATGACAACGAAATTTTATGGAGAGATAAATGAAAGTTGCCATAATTACAGACACTCATTACGGTGCACGTAAAGGGTCTACACATCTTCATGATTACTTTCAGTTATTCTATGATAATGTATTCTTTCCTACCTTAGAAAAAGAGGGTATTGAAACCATAATTCATATGGGAGACATATTTGATAGTCGTAAGTCTATAGACTATCAGAGTTTAGAGTGGTCAAAACAGGTTGTTTTTGAACCAATGAGAAAGTATAAGGTGTATGCGATCACAGGTAATCATGATTGTTATTATAAAAATACAAATCATGTAAACTCACCAGAACTTTTGTTAAATGATTATTCAAATATATCAACTTTTTCAAAAGCAACTGAAGTAAACGTGGATGGTTTGGATATTCTTCTTTTACCTTGGATTAACTCTGAAAATTATGACTTGTCATTAGAATTCATTAAAAATACTAAGAGTAAAGTTGCAATGGGTCATCTTGAATTAAATGGATTTAGGGCAACTCGTGGTCACATGATGGAAACTGGAATGGATGTTGACATATTTAATAAATTTGATATTGTATATTCAGGACATTTTCATACACGTTCCACAAACGGAAAGATTCATTACCTTGGAAATCCTTATGAGATGTTCTGGAATGACGTGAATGATACAAGAGGATTTCATATATTTGATACGGATACTCTCATTCATACTCCAATTAACAATCCTTATAAATTATTCTATAACATATATTATGAAGATACCAATTATAAATTGTTCAATACTACTCAGTATAAGAACAAAATTGTAAAGTTAATTGTTCGTAAAAAGTCTGATTTAAAAAGTTTTGAAAAATTTATAGATAAACTTTACTCCTCTGGTATTCAAGATTTAAAAATAGTTGAAAACTTTGATATTCAAGAAAATGAAAGTTTTGATATTGAGGAAGAAGAAAGCACTATCTCAATTTTAAATCGATATATTGATGAATCTGAAGTTGAGATTGATAAAAACATTATTAAAAATATTTTCCAAGATCTATACAGACAAGCTTGTGAGGTAGAGTAATGTTCCTCCTTTCACTCAAAAATAAAAAAGAAGATGGTGTTTATGCTGTCGATGACAAAAATGGCAATCTTGTTTTGTTTTTGTTTGAAGATGAAGACGATGCCACAAGATATGCTATGATGTTAGAGGAGGATGAAAATAAAGAAATGATAGTAATTGAAATTGATGATGATTTGGCATTGAAAACTTGTAGAATGAACAACTACAAATATACAGTAATCACTCCAAACGACATTATTATTCCACCTAAAACTAAAAAATGATAACGTTCAAAACTATAAAATGGAAAAATTTTCTTTCAACTGGTGATCATTGGAACGAAATTGATTTTCTTGAAAAACATACAAATCTTATAATTGGCACAAATGGATCAGGAAAGTCCACCATGTTAGATGCCTTGACCTTTGCTTTGTTTAATAAACCATTTAGAAAGATTAATAAATCTCAATTAATGAATGCCTCAAACGAAAAGGACTGTCTTGTAGAGTTGGAATTTTCAGTAAACAGTCGTGATTACTTGGTTAGAAGGGGAATGAAACCAAATATATTTGACATTGAAGTCAATGGTAATCAAATGCATCGACAGGCAGATGACAGATCTAATCAAAAAATATTAGAAGAAAATATACTTAAGGTTAACTATAAATCATTTACACAAATTGTAATATTAGGTAGTAGTACATTTGTTCCCTTCATGCAGTTGAGTGGTTCAAATCGGAGAGAAGTTATTGAAGACTTGCTTGATATAAGAATTTTTTCGGCAATGAATAATTTAATAAAAGATAAAATTAGGGTTAAGAAAGAACAAATTAGATCCCTTGATTTAAAAAAAGACAATCTTAAAGATAAAATGACCATGCAAAAAAACTTTATCAATGAGTTGGAAAAAAAAGGTAAGAGTGATATTTCTACAAGTAAAGGAAAGATTGGCACTCTTATAGAAGAGTCTGATGGGTATGTAAATATCAATGTTAAACTAGAAACTCAAGCTACTGATCTTATAAAAAAACAAGAAGAGTTTGCAGGTGCTGATAAAAAACTTTCAAAACTTAACAATTTGAAAGGAAAAATATCACAAAAAGTATCTACAATTACCAAGGAACATAAGTTCTTTACTGATAATGTAACATGCCCTACATGTACTCAACCTATAGAAGAAGAGTTTAGATTAAATAGAATTAGTGACGTTCAAACTAAAGCTAGGGAGTTAAAAAAAGGTTATCAAGACCTTGAAAGTTCCATCAAAACCGAACAAGACCGAGAACGTCATTTTACCTCCATATCGAAACAAATTACTAAAATTAACCATGACATTTCTCAGAACAACACTAGGATCAGTCTTAACCAAAGACAGATCAGAGATTTGGAATCAGAAATTCAAACTATTACCCAACAGTTTAAAAATAGAAGTTCTGAAAATGAAAAGTTAAAAGAATTTAAAGAAAAACATCAAGAAGTAATTGAAGAACTTGCATCTGAGAGAGATAGTGTCTATCACTATGATTTTGCATACTCTCTACTCAAAGATGATGGTGTTAAAACAAAAATAATTAAAAAGTATTTACCATTTATCAATCAACAAGTTAATCGATACTTGCAGTTGATGGACTTTTATATTAACTTTACTCTTGATGAAGAGTTTAGAGAAACAGTTAAGTCACCAATACATGAGGATTTTTCATACAGTTCCTTTAGTGAAGGAGAGAAAATGCGTATTGACTTAGCATTACTCTTTACTTGGAGAGAAGTTGCAAGAGTTAAGAATTCAGTCAATACCAACCTATTGATTATGGATGAAGTATTTGATAGTTCTCTTGATGGTTTTGGGACGGAAGAATTTTTGAAGATAATTAGATATATAATAAAAGGAGCAAACATTTTTGTAATATCACACAAATCAGATTTAAACGATAAGTTTGAAAATGTCATTACCTTTGATAAGGTGAAAGGGTTTTCTCGAATCACTTCAACTCAAAATTACGAACAATGACCACACCTAACTGGCAACATCACTCCAAGAAGGAGAAGAAAAGAAAACTTAAACCTCAAGCTCTACGTTCTGCAAGAGAGAGACGTAGACAGTTATTAAAGTGTCTACTTAACCCTGTTAATCGCAGGGTTTCTTTGTATAATGAAGTATATCAGACAAAGATCCAATGACTATCAAGCACGAAATCAAATCACAACTTGCTAAACTACTTGCTACTGAAGATTTAGTTGTAGAGCACAAGAAAGT